GACGCAATTGGTCCAACGTCAAGGTTTTGGGCATGGCTCTGCTCTGAGGATACGCTGGCAGCGATTCTGTGTCAAGATTTGACGTTCGGGTGAGGCGGCCCTAGTTATCAGGCCGGGACCGACCTCACCCTACGAAGGGCAGGTGATGCCTATGAAATAGGCAACACCCAGACGGGTGGGGCCGTGAGGAATCCCGGCCCAGACGCCTCTTGCCATTCAGGTCAATGGTACCACGTCTGAAGAGCTTAGGCCAGACCGTGATCTTTATAGTCGCGATACAGATCACGAAAGCCGGTCAATCGTCGCTGGGCCGGGCGTCCTCGCCAGTCGCCAGCATCTGCACGAGGCGCGGCCCGCGCTGGCCGACTTGGGTGAACCACCGGCTGTTCTGGAGTTCTCTGGCGGCCGTGGCGTAGTCGCCAACCGCGATTGAGGCAAGCAAGTGAGTGAAGTCGTGGAGTCGATGCCCGAGGTTGAAGGCGAGTTCGAGAACGACCCGCTGGCGCACGTCGTCGAGCGTCGCGAACCACGGGAACGTCGAGGCGAGGGCTTCGGCGCGGTCGATGTCGTGGTCGAGGAGCAGGTTGATTTCCTCGTCGCTCAACCCGACGTCGGACAAGTTGCGGCCGACGCCGATTGAAGACTTCCCCGCGATATCCTGGTACGGATAATGGCGGCGGCCTTCGTGGCGCGTCAGGCTGGCGACGAGCTTCAGCCGCTGCTCAGGGGACATCAGGGGGACTTGATGATCAGATCCTGCAATTGCTCGTAACAGATTCCATACGTGTCGGCGCTGTGGTCTGATAGATCGCGGCCTTGCTGGTCTCCTTGGTCTGACGCGCGCTCCGCTTCTTCGCTCGCCCGCCAATACGCCACGAGTGCCGTCAACGCCGCGTCGCGCTCGTCGATCAAGTGGAGCAGATAGGCGATGACATCGACGGCTTCGTGGTGTGTCTCATACCCCTGATTCGCGCGAATATCGGCCAGCCGCTCGTTGTCAGTCATGACGCGTGCTAAATCTGCATCCCACGGCACCACGCCACCGCGCAGCGACGTGTAACATCGTCCATTAGCTCTGATTTCTGTCCTGCGCGAGTATGCAGACACGCGCCTGCTGTTTCGGTGGCATAGTGCCGCGCAAACCGCCAGCAAAGATGCGGATCGGTGTACTCCGCGCCGGAGCCGTCCGTGCCCATGCGAGGCGGCTCGTCGATAATCAACGGAACGGTCAGACCGCGGTTGTAGAGCGTGACCGGACTGGCGACGGAATCGAGCAATGCCGCTGGTAGATCACGGCGCGGATGGAACTCCGCGAAGCTCCCTGTCGGCATGAACGGAGCCGCATCACCGACATCGCTGCCGCGTGACCAGAGCATGCCTGGGTCTGACAATTCAGCGGGATTGAATCGGTTCCCTCGGTGACTCCACTCATTCCCGCCACTGAGAAGACATGCGCTGCCGCGCAGCCGGTCAGCAACGCGCAGCCAGTGGCGCATGCGTTCAAGTGGCGTCGCTAAGATGGTTTCCACGTCGACAAAGACGGTGGCCAGCAGCACGATCCCGTGCTGATTCAGTAGGTTCACGAAGGGCAACAGACCCTCGTAGAAACCTGATCTGGACGGGCGTAACTCCAACAGAAAATTCTGTGTGATGTCCCCCATGAGTAGGCAACGCCACATCGTGAAGCCCAGCTCGTTCGACTCGTGCAACAGGTCGGTGAGGGCGTCGGGTCCGTCGTCGAGAAATTTCCGATAGGCCGAGAATTGATCGCAACCATTCCAGACAAATCGGTTCTCGTCCCGGTCGACGAAGTTCGTGCCGCGGATCTGGAGCACGGGCAGAGGTGGGGCGATGGGCGTGAGCGGCGGTAGCTCGCCCTCCCCAATGTTCTTCTGCTCGTTCATCGGGCGCGGGTGCTGGATGGGATCGCTGGTAGTGAGCCAGTGGACATGGTGCAGGTACTCCTGGTAGCCCTCGGCCAGGACGAGCACGTCGGAGTCGCCGAGGCCATCGGTGACCTGCCAATGGACGTAGCCATCGGCGTTGGCGACTTCGGTCAGCCAGGTGCCAGCCCCAATGTGGACGCGGACTTCGGCGCCGGAGGGAAGGCGACCGAGTGCGATTGTTCTATCCGCCATGAGGGTGTGATCCTATCCGCTCGATGATCCGCCGAACGAGCGCCCACGCGACGCTGGCGACCATGACGAAGATCTCGATGGCCACCAGCAGCAAGACGGCCTGAGCCAGTAACTGCATACCGAGGCTCCTCGAAAAAAGCGTGGGGAGTCAACATTTCGCGCGGTGCAGCCGCGCGACCCACCTGATTCGTCCAGGATTGGCTTAGCTCGGTGGCCTCCCCACGAGATCATCCGAGGCTCCCGGTCGGGATTGGCAGCGTCGCCGCCTGCCCGTGCGCGTCGTGAATCAGCTTGGCTGTGCCGTACACGGTTTCGATGCCGTGGTCAGCCGCGACCAGCGCCGCGGCTTTGTTGAGCACCTCACGGTTCGCCGCACGGTTCGTCGTGTCGACGGTATCCGCGACAATTTCCATCGCGAGGGTTTTTCGCGCCGCGCCGCTGGTGGACGCGGGCAGTTGTGCGGCGGTGGCCATCGCGTGCAGAATCACCCCTGCCAGTGGGCGCGTCGTCGGGATCACATTGAGCACGGCCGGCGCGACCACCTGCAAAATGTCGAAAAATCGTCCCCACTTGCTCATATCGTCTCTCCTCTAAAAGCGCTTTCGCCTTATCAAGCCCGGCCCCGCCGCGGCTTGCCATCTCAGCGTTTGCCTCGCGCGCGATCCTGGTCGAGCCACGACCTGGAGACGCGGCCCAACCTGTCGAGATCAGCGTCGACCCGCTTCCGCGCCCAGCGCAGCCAGCCGGCCGCGGCGAGGGCCAGCGCCACGCCACAGACGATCCACCAGTCGGTTGTCGTCATTGGTCTTCCGGGCGTTCCGGCCCGCTCCGCTCGGTCAAGTGGGTCCGGCCCGCGAGCCTTCTCAACGTGTGGGCGATATCGTCGAGCGTCGCCAGAATCCCGGCGAGGGTCTGGGCGATCTCCAACGTCAGCCGGAGCAGGTCGTCGCGGTCGGCGAGTGGCCCGTTGCCGTTGGTCATGGTCATGGATGCGTCACCGTCTCTGCAAAAGGCACGAGCAGGGCGTCCAGTGCGGCAATCGCCTCGTGTATCTCAGGGATCGCATCGACCTCTGACGTGAGCGTCCACGCGAGAAGGTTTCGACGAATCGCCTCCAGCGCCGTTCGTAGCGTCTGCACCTGCGCCTCGGCTTCCCGCGCCTTGTCCTTCTGGATATCACGGTCCTCGGCGAGCCGCAGGGCCACTAAAATCAATGGCTGCCCGTCAGTCATTGCCCACGTCCGGCAGCAGCGGCCGACGATGATCGCGATCACGGTCGCGGTCGACCGCCCGTCGCTCCCCGATTCGCCGCTCCATCTGAATCCGCACCGCCTCCGCGTCCCGATGGTGCGCGACGAGCATCACCTGCACCCGCGACTGCAGGATGGTGATCTCCGCGCGGATCTCGCGGAGGCGCATCTCGAAGGTCGCACTCACGGCTGGTTCCAAACTGACCATCTGTTCACGGATCAGTTGCAGCAGGGCGAGGCCGGTCCGGTCGAGCGCAAGGAAGGTGTCGAACAGCAGCCCTGGCGCGAGTTCAGGCTGTTTGTTCACATCATCCAACACTACGGATGACGCTGGCCTGGTTGCCCATTCGCGCCTTTCATGAGTCCGAGTTGCGCTTCGTACGCGCTCAACGCACGCTTCACACCATCATCTTCGACATATGCGCGACACATCAAAGACACGAGCGTGGCGAGGGGACGATACTTCAATCGTGCGTATTCGCGCAGTTTTTCAGCCACTTTGTCGTCCACAGCGATGCTAATTCTAGACATCTGTGAAGCATATCGTAAGTGTGTCTGTTACGTCAACGAGGCGCTTTTGATATACTTGCAGTAGTCTGTCGACGCTCCTCGATTCGCCGCTCAGCCATCCGCCGCTCGATGTCCACCCGTACCCCTTCATCGCGATGATGCTGCGCGAGGACCAGCAACTGGAGCTGTCCGTTGTGCTCACTCGCCTCCTCACGCATCGCGCGCAGAAGGCTGGCGACGTGCTGCCGACGCTCCGGGTCGAGCGTCACGCCCTGTACCCTCAGCAGGTCGAGCACGCGCGTCGCCATGCGCTCGATGATGGCGACGGTCGCGAGCAGTTCTTGCGCGTCGCTCTCGCTCATCGAACGGGCGGCGACGCCTGCGCCGCATCGGTCTCTCGACTCCCGACGCCGCGCGTCTTCAGGGCGCCTTCCAGCCGCGCGAGCAGATCGCCCTTCTCAAGCTGGAGCGTGCCGATCGTCCGCGACAACTCTTCGAGCTTCCCGTTCGTGTTGTGGTCGATCCGATCGATGCGCTTCACATTTTCCCCGTGGCGCTGACTGGCTTCCTGCCGGAGATCTCCCAGCATCCGCATGATCCGGAGGGCCGCCCACGTCGCCGCGCCGATGATGGTCACGAGGGCGCCAGAGATCGCCGAGACCCACGCCGTTGCCGCGGTCGCATCCATGCGCCGCGATTTTACCAAGTTCCAGAAAATGATAGGATGGAAACCCTCAAAATCATGAGCGTGACTTGGGGCAGCGGGAGCCTGCCGACGACACGCTGGAGTCGCCTGCTCGCGTGGCTGACTCGCCAGAGCCAGCCGTGGCCCTCCCTTGAGCAGCGGGTCGCCGACGCCTACGCCCGCGGCGCGAGCCATGAACGCGCGAACTGGGTCATCGTCGTCGCGGAGCTGCACGCGCGACTCTGGGCGTTGGAGCACCGTCAGGCGGCGGCGGACACTGTCTGTGGCATCGCCGCGGACGGGGCGTCGACGACGCGCAACGCTTCGAGCGGCGTCAGCACCAGCGGCACACCGGGCACTATCTCGGACGCCGCGTCCATCAGACCGCAGTAGAACGCCGTGGCGTGCGCGCGGCAGAGCGGGTCTGGCACCGTCGTCTCGGCTCGCGCCTGGCAGAGCACGCAGCGCATGGGTGGAGAGTGTATCCTGTCGCGCAGCCAATGAGCCGCCAGATGACGTGGAGCCAGGCCGATTGGGACGCCTGGGCCGTGAAACAGCGGCAACACGCGCTCCCCGCCACACCGAAGTCCTCCAAATATCACAACGTCCGGTGTGTCGTGGATGGCCACACCTTTGCCTCGAAAAAAGAAGGGGCCTACTACCTCCAATTGAAAGCGCGACTCGCCGCCGGCGAGATTCGAGATCTCGAACTCCAAGTGCGCTTGCCCTTGACGACGCGATCGCCGGAAGGCGTCGATGTCGTCGTCGCGGACTACATCGCGGATTTTTGCTGTGAGGAATACTCGGTCGCCGAGCACGCATGGTCGCGCGTCGTCGTCGATGTCAAAGGCGTCCGCACGCACCTCTACGAACTGAAAAAAAAGTGGCTCTGGCTCCAGAGCGGCATTGCCATCAGAGAAATCGTGTAGTAGAGTCGCACTCGCTGCTTAGCTTGGACCTGATCAGTTCGAGTGAACACCGGGAACCCTCTCCCGGTCGCAGCATCCTACAAGAGGGCGTGTGAGGGCACGAGTGGACACGCGCGACCTCATCATCGAAGGGTTAGGCGTCGACCTCGCCAATGCGGAAGCCCAGCTCGTGGCCTACCGCGCGCTGGTGCAACACGCGTTGACAGAATGGCATCGGCTCTGCGACGAGCGCGACACGATACAGCGACAGCTGCAGGCGCTCAAAGGCGAACTTCGTCGCTACACGGCCAACCACACACAGCCGAGCAAGATGTAGCGCTACCGATGGGCCAGTCCGTTATTTTGTGCTGATGTTCAGGGGTGCGAACGTGTCTGACCGGGAGTAGACTGCGCGACGTGTCCGCCTCGGGTTGAAATCGGACTGGCGTCGGTCAAACGCCAGCCCGGCGACGACGAGCGCGGCGCAGCAGGGAGATGCTGCGTGCCGAAATCTAGCATATCCGCCTCATCCGTAGCAAGATCCGTTCAACGCCGCCTCTGCGCCAATCCTGACTGCCAGCGGGAATTCACCGTCCCGATACGCTCGCGGCAGCGCTGGTGTACCGACGCCTGCTATCGCCTGGTCTGGCAACGTCGGCGCCGAGCCAACACACGGGTGGTGCGCTGATGGCCCTCCCTCTGAAATGTTCTGAGAAGGGCATTCCCTTCTCGACCTACGAAAACATCGCCACCGTCCTCAGCCACGACCCGCTCTTCACTGGCCGCTTTTGGTACGATGAATTCCTCGACAAGATCCGAACGGGTGCGCCCCCGCGCGAATGGGTCGACCCCGATGATATTGCCGTCGCGGTCGAACTCCAGGCGCGCTACGACTTTCGAACGCTCGGTAAAGCGCAGATTCGCGACACGATCAACTACCGCACGCGCCAAGCCCCGCGGCATGTCGTCCGCGAATGGCTCGAATCGCTGACATGGGACGGAGAGCCGCGCCTGGCGCACGCGTTCGAGGACCATTGGAACGTCACGTGCGAACCGGGCCAACCGTGCGACTATGTGCGCACCGTCAGCGCGAATTTCTTCATCGGAATGGTTACCCGCATCTTCCAGCCAGGCTGTCAGCTCGATCACATGGTCGTGTTCGAATCCAAACAAGGGCTTGGGAAAACCTCAGCCCTTCGCATTCTCGGCGGCGAGTGGTACACCGTCGCCCACGAGAAAATCACCCGCAAGGATTTCTTCCAGGACTTGCAAGGGAAATGGCTCGTCGAAATCAGCGAGCTCTCCGCGTTTCGCAATGCCGACGTCGAGCGCATCAAGAGCGTCATCAGCACGTCGAGTGATACGTTCCGCGGCAGCTACGACCATCGGTCCTCCACGCATCCTCGTCAGTGCGTGTTCGCGGGCACGACGAACGCGGACACATGGGGCAATGACGAGACGGGCCTGCGTCGCTTTTGGCCGGTGACGTGCGGGGAGATTCACCTGAAGGCGCTGGCTGCGGCTCGAACGCAACTCTTCGCGGAAGCCGTCGCCGCGTATCGGGAAGGGGTCACCTGGTGGGAGGTGCCTGCGGTCGCTGAAGAGATTCAAGCCGATCGGCAACTTGATGACCCGTGGGAACCGTGCGTGCGAGAGTGGTTGATCTCGCACGCGCTGAATGGGGCAGGCCCGCTGGCCCTGGTGGACCTCTATAAAGGCGCCCTCAATGGCAACCCGAAGGAACTGACCGTGCCTGATGCCCATCGTCTCGGCCGAATCTTGAAACAGATGGGCTGGTTGAAGCGCACCGTGAGAGTTCCGAATATGCGAAGCCGGAAGGGATGGTTTTCACCGAAACCCTAGCCATAGAGTTACGGTAACCGTAAGGGACAACATCTAAGTTGTTGAAACTACGGATTGTAACCCTGTAACCCTTCACACACACATATATATATGTGTACTTAGTATTATAGGCGTACACGGCGTACACACAAACTCTCAATCGTGTTTTCTAGGGATCCATAGGGTTACACGCACGAAAGGGTACGCAGGGTTACAGCACGGCATTCCTTCTTACGGCACGACTCAAGGATTGCCACTCACTGCCACGACTGCCACGTATGGACGTGGCAATACCATAGAGACTCCTCCATGCCCACCGCCCCATCCCGCACCCCGGCGTCCTCCCCCCCACCCCAAGCCACCGCCGCCCGCCGTGGCTACGGTCGCGCTTGGCGCGCCTTCCGCACCGCCGTCTTCCACCAGCTCCTCGCCGCCCACACCATTCCCGCCTGCGGCACCACCCTCCCCGGTGGCCCCGTCACCCCACACAGCCGTTGCCTCGCCGCCGGCCGCCTCACCCTTGACCGCCTCGAACTCGACCATCACCCTCCCTTGAAGGACCACGAACGCACCGACCGCCACGCCGTCTGCGACCCGACGCGCGTCCAACTCCTCTGCGCGACCTGCCATCGCCTCCGCCATCAATCGCGCGTATGTTACAACCCCCCTCTTAGGGGGTGTAACGCGTAACGCCCCCAACTGTCACGCAAATCATTCAATGAAAAAATGAGCCCGGGGGGCGAAAGCGTTACGTGTAACGCCTACCTGAACAGGAGTCAAAGCCCAACAGTCAGCCTAGCTGAGCTTGGTCGCCCTGCTACACTGCCGAAGCCGATGGGTAATTGGGTACATCCCTGACCATGCCTGGAGAGACCTCGCGGGCCAATGGCCGCAAGGGCGGGCGCCATAAATCGCCGCTGACCCTGGACAAGCTCGCCGCCCGCGAATTCGTCCGCCGACGCGTCACGGCCGAACTCGGCCCGATGATCGATGCCCAAATCGCCAACGCGAAAGGCATCAACTACCTCGTCACCCGTGACCCGAAAACGAAACAATTCACGCGCGTCACTCCGTCGATGGCGCTCGCCGCGAACGAAGCCCAAGCCGCGCAGATCGAAGTGTGGGAGAAAGATCCAAGCGTACCGGCGTTCACGGATCTCTTGAATCGCGCGCTCGACAAACCGGCAGAGCAAAAGCAGGAACTGGACCTTGCGGTCGAACTTAAAATCGGATGGCTTGAGTGAAATGACCACAGCCGCAGTCGTCGCCGTCGTGTGGATCATCATCCGTGGAAACTGAGTCCCATGGCGGTCGTTGAAATCACCATTCCGTATCGCCCGCGCACCTGGGCACGACCGTTTCACGTCTCAACGCGTCGCTTCGCTGCGCTCATCTTGCATCGACGCGCTGGCAAAACAACCGCCGTGATCAATCACCACCAACGCGCCGCGACCGATGACGCCTGGGAATGTCGCCGGTTGCTCTCGCTGCGACCAGACCTCACGGCGGCTGACCTCGAGACGCTGCTCCATCCACCAGGGGGCCGGCATTATGGCCACGTGATGCCGCAGAGGAATCAGGCCAAACTGGTCGTGTGGGATCGGCTGAAATACTACGCGTCGGTGATTCCTGGTGTGAAGTTCAACGAGTCCGAACTCCTCGCGCGCTACCCATCAGGCCATAAATTTCAACTCTTCGGCGCGGATGATCCCGATGCGCTCCGTGGTCCAGCGTTCAGCGGGCTCAGCTTCGACGAATACAGCCAGCAGCCCGCGAACATCTTCAGCGAGGTGCTGTCGAAAGCCCTCGGCGATCATCTCGGGTACGCCATCTTCGTGGGCACCATCAAAGGCAAGGACCATCTGTATCAGACGTGGCACGCGGCGAAGGATGCGTCGGAATGGTTCACGCTCTGGCAGGATGTCGACCGCTCCATCGCAACCGAAGAGGACATCACCGTACAACTTTTGCAGCACGCGATGGACGATGAGCGCAAATTGATCGCACAAGGATTGATGACGCTCGATGAATTCGAGCAAGAATGGTTTCTCTCAACAGACGCGGCGATCAAAGGCCAATGGTTCGTGAACGAGTTGCGCGCGCTGAAGGAGGACGGTCGAATCACGAACGTGCCGTACGATCCGCTCTTGCCCGTCGATACCGATTGGGATCTCGGCGTGGATGACGCGACCGCGATTTGGTTCTCGCAGTCCTTGCGCTCGGGCGAAGTACGACTCATCGATTACTACGAGAACACGGGCGAAGGCTTGCCGCACTACGCGCAGATGCTGCAGCAGCGGGGCTACGTCTACGGGACGCACTGGGCGCCGCATGATATTCAGGTGCGCGAACTCGGGAGCGGCAAATCGCGAGTGGACATCGCCGCCGGCCTTGGACTCAAGTTCCGCGTCGCGCCGAACATCAGCGTGGTGGATGGCATTCAGGCGGCGCGGTTGCTGCTCGGGCGGTGCTGGTTCGATCAGGTGAAGACGGTGCGTGGGCTCGACATGCTGCGGCACTACCGGAAGCGGTTCAACGCGGCGATGATGGAGTTCACGTCTACACCGATTCACGATCATGCGTCTCACGGCGCCGACGCCTTACGAACCCTCGCCGTGCGTCACCAGACGCCAGAGGTACGGCGAGCGGCACGCTGGACGCCAGTCAGCGCCGAGTGGAGCGGCTGATGCGCGAGCATAGTCGCATGGAGCAGAAGGCGCTGTTCGGGACGATTGCGGCCATCGTCGCCGGGGGAGAGACGCTCGAGGAGCAGCGCTGGATACTCGCTGGGATCATTCGCGCCTGGTTCGTCGAAACGCAAAGCGTCGGGTGGGGAGAGGAGACGGTGATGCGCGTGGTGGCGGATGCGATGGGCTGGGCGGGGTTGCAGTCGCGGCTTATCAAGGCTGAGCTAGCAGAGGACAGCGAGGGCACGACGCACGGATGAGCAACATCCACAAGCGGGGATTTGCAAGTGTGACGCCGGAGCGGCGGTCGGCCCTGGCGCATCTGGGCGGGATCGCGGCTCATGTGAAGGGCACGGCGCACGAGTGGACGGCTGAAGAGGCGAGGGTTGCCGGTCGGAAAGGCGGACTGGCGAGTGTGGCGAGGCGGAGGCGGCAGGACCGTGGAGAAGCCGCCGCCAAGACCGTAGGAGCCGCTGTGGCGCAAGAACGCCCGCCGGACGATGGTTGAGGTAGGATACGCGCGGAGACTCATCAATGACCGTTCGTTACAGCTTCACGTTCGAATTCGACACGCAACCACCGCTCACGCACACAGGCACCGTTTCTGCCGGACGGACGCCGACGTGTTTCGTCCGAGCCGTGAAAGAAGCCATGCGGGCCTATCCGGGTCGGGCGTGGACATCGTGCGTCTGCGTCCTCCTAGAACGCGTAGACGACGAGCCTGGAGAGGTGACCGAGACGGCCGAGGCGGCCGAAGTGGCCGAGACGGTTTCCGACTCAGCCTAGGTCATCACGCTTCGATGCGTCAGAATCGTCGTATACTGCGCGGCGAAAGGCGTGCCCATGCTTCCCGACCCTGACCCGTCGCCGGACCCGGACCCGGACCCGGAGCCGACACCTGAGCCGGCCCCCACGCTCTCGCCGCTGCCCCCACCTGTGGAGTCCTGATCGTGCCCTCCGTCAGTCGAGCGCAACAGCGATTGTTCCAGGCAGCGGCCCATGGCGCACGATTTCCTAAAGCGGCCGCGATTCGAGCGTCCACCACGGCCGCGCAGCGCGAAGACTTCGCCAAAGGCCCGATGACGGGCAAACCTGAGCACGTGCGCTCACCTAACCGTTACGGGCACCTGGCCACGAAGCGATGACGCTCGCGCCGTTCGTTTGCCCCGTCTGTCACCACGATGCCGAACCCGCTGCCCAGGTGCGCGACCTCGCCGTGTGCGCGGCGTGCGGCATGTCGGTGCGAGTCGACGACCAGGGCCTGGCCACGCGCGCGAGCACGGCTGACTTGCACGGGTTGTGGCCGCTGGAGCTGGCGGCATTGGTTCGAGCCCGCGGCCGGATTGCGCGTCTCATGCATCGGCCGCGCTGATGAACGCGCAGACGACAGACATCAGTGCACGCCTCTCGCTGCTCGAGGACCGGCTCACGCGGCTGGAAGGCGATCACCACGACCTGCGAGGCACGATGCTGGAAGTGCGGCAGATTCACGACAATCTCCAAACGCTGGGGCAGACGCAGCACGCGGAGTGGCGCACGCTGTTCGGTCGCCTCCTCTGGCTGCTGCACCGGACGCCATGAGCGAAGGTCAGCGAGTGGACATCGGCGCGGTGCTCACCGGTGCGGACGGTCAGCGCTATCTGCTGATCGATATCTACCCGAGCGGCAAAGTGAAGCTCGTGCGGATTCCAGAGTCCATGGTGGCGGAAGATTTCGGGCGGCGGTTCTTTCACGATCCCTCGGCAATCAATCCAACTCACAGCAGCCTCGTGACTCCGGCCTGACATGGCCCGCCTGAGCGAGTCGGCGTTCCTCGACCTCGCGAAACAGCGGTGGAAGCAGGCGCAAGACGCCGATCAGAAACAGCGGGAGCGGGAACGGGACGATCTCGCCTTTTATCAAGGGCAGCAGTGGTCGCCTGATCAACTCCGCGCACGCTCCGCGCAACCGGCGGCGGCTGGCGGTGTGCCGCTCCCTGCGCGTCCCAACTTGGTCATCAACAAGATTCGTGGTCAGATTCGCCAAGTCCTGAACGAGATCAGCGGGTCGGATATCGGCATTGAACTCGTCGCGGCCGATGACTTCGGTGATCTGAGCCAGACGCCCGACGATCCCGAAATCGAGCTCCGCGAAGGACTCGTGCGGCGCATTCAGCGCGAATCGGAAGCGGAAGATGCGCGCCTGTGGGCCGTGTCGCGCGCCACCATCGCCGGCCGCGGTTACTACGGCGTGATGACGCGCTACTTGCCGGGGAAGACGTGGGATCAAGAAGTGTTCATCGAGCGGTTCTACAACCAGGCGTCGGTGAGTCTCGATCCCGCGCACCAGCAACCAGACGGCTCTGATGCCGAATGGGCATTCGTGGGGAACGATATCCGATGGGATGAATACAAGGCACGCTGGCCGAAGGCCGCAAAGGAACGCAAGAACAAAGTGATTGACGCCTCAGACGACGAGTTCCGCGCGTATGGCGATGACGCGCCGGGCTGGTTTTCGACCGAGGGCAGCGGGGATCATCCTACGCGCATGTGCCGCGTGGTCGATTACTGGTATACCGAGCGCACGACGCGCACGCTCTGCCAGCTCGCCGATGGGCGCGCCGCGTGGAAGGACGATCTGCCGGAGGGCGCAGAGACGACGGATGAGCGCGACGTTAAAGAGAAAACCATTCACTGGGCGCAACTCGACGGGGTGCAGACGCTCGATGAAACAGACTGGTCGGGACCGGACTTGCCGATCATCAAGGTGCTCGGCGAAGAGTTGCATCCGTTCGATCAGGAGCGTCGCGAGGAGGGCATGGTGCGGCCGTCACGTGACGCACAAGTCGGCTTCAACGCGATGGTCAGTAAGTGGGTGGAAACCATCGGCTACGCGCCGGTTCCGCCGTGGCAAGCGACGCTCGAGCAGATTCAGGGCTACGAGCCGCTGTATCAGCAGGCGAATGTGCGGCCGATTCCCGTCCTGCTCTACAACGCCGTGTCCGATGCCGGTCAGCCGCTCGGGCCGCCGACGCGGACCTTTGTGGACACGCCGATTCAGGCGCTGGCGGCGTCGGTGCAATTGTTCGATGAAGCGATTCAGTCGACAACGAACGTACCGGAGTCACGGATCGGACAGAACACGGATTCGCGTCTCAAGAGCGGGCGCGCGATTGCCCTGCTGCAGCAGCAAAGTCAACAGGGCACGTCGAATTACAGCGACAACTTCAAGCGCTCCGTGCGCTATGAAGGACAAATCGTCAACAATTTGCTCTATGCGATCTATGGGCGGCCAGGACGCATCGCGCGCATCGTGACGGGCGAAGGCGAATCACAGACGGTCACCATCGGCGCGCCGACGTCACCGCAGTCGCCGGACAAACGGTTTGCCCTCACGAAGGACGCGAAGTTCAATGTCATCGTCAAAGTCACCAAGAGCTACGATTCGCGCCGACTGGAGGAATCGAGCCTGATCGGCGAGTTGATGAGCGCGAATCCGATGCTCATGACCTGGTTTGGGGATCTGTTTTTCAAGAACAGCGATGGGCCGGGGCATCTAGAGATGGCGGAACGGGCCAAGGTGATGCTCGATCCGAAGATTCAGGCGATGATCGCGCAGAAGGCCCAGGGACAGGAGATCCCACCGCCGGTGATGGCGCAAATGGCCGACTTGCATCAACGGTTGCAGCACGCCGAACAGGTGATGCAAGCGCAGCAAAGGGAACTCCAGAACCGACAGGCCGATCAGCAGACGAAACTGCAGATCACGCAGATGGACGGTCAGAAAGACATTGAACTCCAGCGCATGCGGAACGCGGCCAGCATCGAAGTCGCGATGATCGCCGCACGCGCGAAGGGCGTGCTCTCGGCGCACGAAGCCGCCGATGAAGCGATTGCGCTCCACCAGGAGCAATTGCACGACGCGTTGCAGAGCGAAGCCGATCGGCAACATGACGCCGAACTCCAGATACGCGAGCACGCGCACGCCGCCGCGACGGGCATGGGTCAGCAGGAAGCGGCGAGTAGCGAAGCCGACGCGCAGAGGCAGCACGAACAGGCCATGGCGCCGCCCGTCGACTCGGAAGCTGAGCCGCAACCAGTCACCTCGTGACTTGACACGCCAGCGTAAGATACGAACCGACTGTGGCTGACGAACAGGTCCAACCCGCACCAGAGACGCCCAGTGCGGCCACGCTCCCGCCCTCCGGGCCGGAAGACAGCGGGTCTCTGGCGGACCACGAAGCCGAATTCCGCCGCGGGGAGTCGCGCACCGATGCGGTCGTCTCAGATGATGCGCCGGCGACCGCATCGGGTGACGCGGCCACCGAGGAGCGCGATGAGAAAGGCCGGTTCCGACCACGGCAGAAAGCGAAAAGCCAGCGGGCCACACCAGACGACGTGCCGCGCATCGCCAATCTGACCGCGCGGCTCCGCGCCGTCGAAGCGGAGCGCGATGTGCTCAAAGGCCAGCGCGTCGCGCCAGCCGCCGCCGCTGCACCGGCACTTGAGTCGCCACGGGTGATGAGTCCAGCGGTGGCGCCGTCCACGCCAAAGCCTACGCCTGACCAGTTCACCGACTATGGCGACTTTATCGAAGCGCTGACGGACTGGAAAACCGATCAAAAGTTCGCGGCCGCGGACGCGAAGCGCCAAGAGCAGGAACGCGACGCCGCTGTCCGTGCCGAACAGACGCGCCTCGCGACCTCGTGGACCCAGCGCGTCACCGCCGCGAAAGCGAAATACCAGGACTTTGAGGACGTCGCGCTTCTCGCGCCGACGGACATCCCGAAAGGCTCGCTCGTCGATGCGTGGATTCTCGAACACAAAGCCGGCGCCGATGTCCTCTACCACCTCCAGAAACATCCCAACGATCTCCATGACCTCTTAGCGCAACCGCTCTTCGAGCAAGTCGACGCCCTCTCGTTGCTCGCGCAACGCCTCTCGCCCTCCTCGCGTGTGCCCGACGCCGCGACCGGATCGTCGGCCACGCTGGCTCCGAAACCCGTGCCGCGTCCACCTAATCCGGTGCGGACAGGCCCCGTTCAGACCGGCGATGAACCGCCCGACGACGAAACCTCGTCGCTCGCGGACCACGCGCGCTATTACCAGCAGCGCCGCCGTCGCTAGCCGCGTCTGAACACGCTCGGTGTCAGAGGTGCGAAGTGAATACCCTCATCAACCCCACGTGGGTCACGAAGGATACGGCTGTCGCGTGGAAAAACAATATCAAGCTCGTGGCGAGCTTCGATCGCTCCTGGGATCGCACGTGGGAAAACCTTCCGCAAGGCGCGAAGATTGGCGATACGGCGCAAGTGCGCCTCCCGCAGCGCTTCGTCGTCACCGAAGGGCAAGCCTACGTGCAGCAAGCGATTCTCAATCAAACTGTGCCGATCACCGTCAACCATCAGTATCAAGT